TGGTGTCTTCTCTGAAGAAGATTCCGTCATTGTTAGGACTACTAAGTATCGCGAGTGGACTGGCGTTAGGACTCCATCGTTCGTTAAGCGGGAAAAAGAAGGGAATCTCCCCGTAAACCCTCATCATGTTCTGATGTGGGAGGAACACGACGGCTACTTCAACTATTTCTCTAGCGGGAATGGGACTAACGAACCCACTCCTTCTATTGCTTATAGTTATGAGCGCTGTCATGTGACTAAATACTACCCAACACCTAGCATAGCAGAGCATAATGCATCTGCAGACACTAAGGCCTTGCAGAAATTGACCCGGAAAGCTAGCGGGATTCGAGCGAATCTCGCTGTTGATTTGGGCCAATTTAGGCAGACCACGAATCTAATCGCTGACTCAGCGAGAAGAATCGCAAGAGCTTTATCCTCCGTTAAAAGAGGTAATAATGCGCAGGCAGCTAGGGAATTGTTTCACCCTGGTCCACCTGCGTATCATTCTTCAAAGAAGAATCGACCTTCCGCTTCGAAAGATCTGGCCAGTAATTGGCTAGCTCTCCAGTACGGTTGGAAGCCTCTTCTGAATGATATTCACGAAATGGTTGAACTATCTCGCGAACGCGCTCCTAGAGATGTTGTTAGGACTAGTGCCATGTCGAAAGTCAGCCTGCGAAACGAGTCACCATTTACTATTTTCGGGTCACCCTCGGCGCATGCGGGCATCCAAGGTTCTTATGGATACTCTCAGTGCACTTATGGGCTCCGATTTAAGGTGAATAGTACTTTATTGCAATACCTGGCTCAGACTGGCTTTACAAACCCAGTTAATCTTGCCTGGGAATTTCTTCCGTATTCCTTCGTTGCTGATTGGTTCCTGCCGATTGGTCCCTATCTTGAGACTTTATCGTCTTGGGATGGGTTAGACTTCGTCGGCGGGTATCAAACCAGACTTACGAAATGTACGGATTTTTGTCACGTCAGCTTTGATCATATCATTCCCCAGAGTTATGTTCATCAGATTGGGACTGGTGCGTGGTCTAGAAATGTGGTGAGACTCGATCGGACTCCCCTTCCGGGGTTTCCGGTTCAAAATCTTCCTGCTTTCAAAAACCCGTTATCAGTATCCCATGCTCTGAGTGCGTTGGCTCTGTTAAGAGTGGGGTTCGCGGCTGGCTCGAGATTACGTGACTAACTTTAGTAACTAAGGACGTCTCAACTATGCCATCAATGGCGGTTGTCAAAACTAGCACCCTACTTGCATCTACGGTGAGAACTATAGATGCAGCTATCGGTGTCAACACAACCTGGAGCCCCGCTGGAATATCCAACGGGATTGCTAGGTGGAATGACCGATCTGGCGGTATCGTCGTCGGTTATCCTTGGTTCACCCAGTCGATTCGGC